TAAGTAGATGTATAATTATGTTAATAAAAGATAAGAAAAGAGGAGTTGGAGTTAGATGAAAACATATGAAAGTAAAAAAGGTATATTTTATATTGAACAACATTGGATGGATAATAAATATTACATTTATAGACAAAATAAAATCAGTGATAACTTTGGTACAGTTGGTGAATTAGTTAATGGATGTTCATATAAAACTGTAGAAGAAGCTGAACAAGATTTATATGATTTATATTTATAAGATTTAAGGGGGAATATATATGATGAACTTTTTAAATAAATTTAATGAATTAATTGAAAACGAAGGTTTGGTTTGTTGTGATTTACAAAAAGATGGTCCCTATAAACATATATCTCATTTAAGCGATAAGAGAAACGCCTTTTATGTTCATAAAAGAAAAGATGGTAATTTAAGAATTATGATAAATAAAAATTTAGTTGGTAGAAATACAGACTTAGCACATCAACTTAAAAATTTAGGTTTTACTAGTGGATGCTCTACAAATAGACATCTTAGTGAATTTGTGTACGAGAGATTTAATCCAAATAAATTTAGTGATGGTGAATTAATGATAGTATTATTTGCATTAAAGACTGCTTGTATTAATTACAAAATAAATTGTAAAATATACTGTTAAAAAATATAAAAGTAGGTTAGTAAAATGACCTACTTTTCTATACTATATATGTAAGATAATTAAATAAAAATAAAGGAGTTGGTTTTAAATGGCTAAAATAAATATTAAAGATGCAGGTAAATTTACAAATGTAGGTTCAAGTGAATACTTTACACTAAAAGATGATGGAGATATAGCACAAGTAAGAATGTTATACACTGACCCAGAGGGAGGAGATATGGATTTCTTCTTAGTTCATCAACTAGAGATTGAAGTTAATGGTAAAAAAATAAGAAAATATGTAAGTTGTTTAGCAGTAGATGAAGATGGTCATGTTCACAAAGATGATTGTCCATTATGTAAAGCTGGATATAGAACTCAAGAAAAATTATTTCTACAGTTATATGATGAGACAGATGGCAAACTTAAAGTTTGGGAGAGAGGTAAAAACTTTGTAGGTAAAATAGTAAGTTTCTTGAATAGATATGGTAGCTTAGTTGAGCGTCCTATCGAGATTGAGAGAAAAGGTAAAAAAGGTGATACTAATACAACTTATGAAATGTTCGCATTAGAAAAAGATGGTAAAGGACTAGAAGATTTTCCTGAGAAGGTCAATATAGAAGGAACATATATTACAAAAGTAAGTAAAGCTGACATGATAGATATAGTAGACGGTATATATGATTGGGGCGGTAATAAAGCTCATAATGATGTTGAACCTGCTCCAAGTAGACGTGATGAGGCTCCAAGAAGGGAGAGTAGAAGACGTAGAGTTGTAGATGATGAATTTTAGTTTTATTAGGAGGTAGAATATGAAATACAATTTTAAAATATTTAAAAGTTTACAGGCCGTTAAAATATTTTGTGCTAAGAATACTAATAAAATTGAAGTGATAAGTTTAGTACCTAACCAATATTGTGGAAAACATGATGATTATCAAACTATTCATCATTATAAACCAATGGATTATCTATTGACTTATAAAAATATAGAAAAATAAATAACAAGTAAATACCAGGTATAAATTACCTGGTATTTTTTATAGGAGGGATATAATGAGTTTGTTTAAAGATACATTTAGTCGTTGTAATAATAAAGAGGCGAATAAAAAAGCGTTAGAAGTGTTGAGTAAAAAGAAAAATAAAAGAGCGCCAGTAACATCAATAGTTCCAAAGACAATGAAGGATAAAGTAGAATATGCAAAGATGATGTCTACTAAAATATTTGCTGATAGACTTGATAGAATGGAATTAGTAACTAGTGAAGATAGATTGAGACAGTTTGATAAAAAAGTAGTAGCCAATGGCATAGTAGCATTAGATACTGAGACAAACGGACTTGATAGAATAGACGGAAAAGTAGCTGGTATATGTCTTTATACTCCATATGAAAAAGGAATATATATTCCAGTGGGACATATTAGTTATATGACAAATATGGAACTACAAAGTAATGTATCTATTGAAGTAGTTAGAAAATTAATACAATCTTGGTCAGATAATAATATTAGATTTGTACTCCATAATGCTAAGTTCGATATGCACATACTATATTGGATGATAGGAGTTAAAATAGTGCCATACTGGGACACATTAATTGGAGGGTATTTACTTAATGAAAATGAACCTCATGGCTTAAAAGTATTATGGCAAAAGTATTGTACAGGAGAGAGCGCTGAGGTAGGTAAATTTGGTGAGTTATTTAATGGCATTGAGTTTAATAAGATACCTCCTGATGTTGGATATATGTATGCAGCCTTTGACCCTATAATGACTTTTGAATTATATGAATTTCAACGTGAGTATTTGGATAGAGACGGAAAATACTGTTATAAAAAAGGACTTGAAAGGGTGGCAGATGTATTTAGAAATATAGAAATGCCATTAATAGAAGTAGTATTCGATATGGAGGCACAAGGAGTAGACATAGATACAAACTTAGCACAACAACTTAAAGAGCGATATACTACGTATATGGACAATGCTCTTAATGAGTTCAATACACAAGTATCTGAACTTGATAAACAAGGAGTATTCAATGACTTAAGAGTAAAACATCCTGATAAATATAACAAAATAAGTGAGTTTGGAGAAGTGAATATTAATATAGGAAGTAATCAACAGTTAGTAATATTATTCTACGATGTCTTAAAATTAGAGCCACCAAAAGGTCAACGTAGCGTGGGAGAAGAACAGCTGAAACAATTACATCATCCATTAGTGAATAGTATATTAGAGTATAGAGGTATGAGTAAACTATTAAGTACTTATATTGATGCCATTCCTGAACATATAAGCAAAAGAACTGGTAAGTTACACGCAAACTTTAATCAGTATGGAGCTAAAACTGGTAGATTTAGTAGTAGTGACCCAAACTTACAAAATATACCAAGTAGGACTAAAAAATTAAGTGATGGCACTGTAATAGATGCTGGACATGATATTAGACAGATGTTTGTTGCAGGCCCAGGTAATGTAATAATTGGTGGTGACTTCTCACAACAAGAACCGAGATGTTTGGCACATATGAGTCAGGACGAACATATGATACAAGCATATTTAGACGGTAAAGATTTATATAGTACTATAGCCAGTAAGTTGTATAATATGCCATATGATGAGTGTAAAGAGTTCAGACCTGACGGTACAGTTAACCCTGAAGGGAAACAACGTAGAAGTTCCGTTAAACCTATATTACTAGGAATTATGTATGGTAGAGGTGTAACAAGTATAGCCGAGCAGATGAATATCAGTAAAGAGGAGGCACAACAAGTTATTAACGACTTTTACAATCAGTTTCCAAAAGTAAAAGGATTTGTAGACTTTGCTCAAGAGAATGCAAGAGAGTATGGTTTTGTAGAAACTGCGTGGGGAAGAAAAAGAAGATTACCAAATATGCAGTTAGACCCAATTGAAATAACAGTTGAGAATCCTAACTTAGTTGATACATTTAATCCATTAGATTTTACTGGAACTGCTAATACAGAGGTGACCGATGAGGTTTATTTTAAATATCTTAAATTAATGAATAGAGCCTTTGGTAGAGAGGCAAAAGAGAAGATTAAACAACTGGCCAAAGATGAAGGCTATAAGATAGTTGATAATGGTGGATATATAGCAGATGCTCAGAGACAATGTGTTAACAGTATAATACAAGGTAGTGCGGCTGATATGACAAAGATAGCAATGATAAGAATTCATGACAATAAAAGACTACAAGAATTGGGATATAAATTAATCATACCGGTGCATGATGAAGTATTAGGAGTATGTCCAAAAGAGAATGCCAAAGAGGTGAGAGATATACTAGAATACATTATGGTACACGTAGTAGATGGTAAATTTGAAATACCAATGAAAACTGATATTGAATGTACGTATAGATGGTATGGAGAGGGAATAGAAATTTAATAAATATTTAAAACTCGGTTAGTAAAAGCCGAGTTTTTTCTATACTATATATGTAAAACAAATAAGAAAAAGGAGATGTGTAATAATGAGTAAAGAAATTGCAGTAGTATTAAATAGTGGTGGTGTAGATAGTACAACAGCAGTAGGACTAGCAGTAAGTTATTATGGAAAAGAAGATGTTGTTACAGTTAGTGCTTACTATGGACAAAAGCACAGTATTGAATTAGAATGTGCCAAAGATATAGCTGAATATTATGGTGTAAAACATATGGAAATAGATTTAAGTAAAATATTTGCATATAGTAACTGTTCTCTATTAGCTAATAGTACAGAAGAAATTAGACATGAGAGTTATGCAGACCAAATAGCTGAGGACGGAGAAGGAATGGTAAGAACTTATGTACCATTTAGAAATGGATTATTATTAAGTAGTGTAGCAGCTATAGCGATGAGTCTAGTTGAAGATAAACCTGATACAACTGCGACTATATATTTAGGAGCTCATGCAGATGATGCGGCTGGTGAAGCCTATGCTGACTGTAGTCCTGAATTTACTGAGACTATGGATAAAGCTATATCAATTGGTACTTATGACAAAGTTAGAGTTCATGCTCCTTTTGTAAATATGACTAAAAAGGATATTGTACGTTTGGGATTAGATTTAAAAGTGCCATACGAATTAACTCATAGCTGTTATGAAGGTGAAAGACCTTGTTGTGGTACTTGTGGTACTTGTATAGATAGAATAAATGCCTTTAAGGCAAATGGTGCAGTTGACCCTGTACCATATAAAATAAATATAAACTGGGAGGAAAAATAATATGTATAAAATAATAAAGAAAATGGAAGTTGCAGGAGCTCATAAATTAGATTTACCTTATGAAAGTAAATGTAGTAATCTACATGGACATAACTGGAATATAGAAGTTCAAATAGAGAGTGAAGAATTAACTGAGTATGGTATGGTAATGGATTTTACACACATTAAAAAAGTGGTAAACCAACTAGACCATGCTTATATAAATGAGGTGGTTGGAGTTAATCCAACTGCTGAGAATATTGCTAAATGGATAGCTGACCAATTAACAGGTATGTTTGATGGCATATATGTAAAATGTACTAGAGTAAGCGTTGAGGAAAGTGCTCATAACACTGCAATATATGAAGTTAAAGGGGGATGTAACTGTGGAAGATAAAATGTATAAAGTAAATGAGATATTTTTAAGTATAGATGGAGAAGGAGTTAGAACTGGATTGCCTACAGTCTTTATAAGACTGTATGGCTGTAATTTAAAATGTAGTTACTGTGATACTCGTTATAGTTGTGAAAATAGTGAATATACTGAAATGCCACTAATGGACATATTAGAAAAAGTATTATCATATGGTGTTCCCCGTGTAACATTAACAGGGGGAGAACCACTAATACACGAGGGAGTAAAAGATTTAATTAACTCTTTAGTGGCAAATGATATTGAAGTAAATATTGAAACTAATGGTGCAGTTGATTTAGACGACTTTTGGGAATATAAGTATAATAGCAAAGTAATATTTACAATGGATTATAAATGTGCCAGTAGTGGTATGGAAGATAAAATGTTATTGTGGAATTTATATTTATTACAACCTAAAGATGTAATTAAATTTGTAGTTAGTAATTACGATGAATTAGAAAAAATGGAATATATACTTAAGGAAGGTGAGTGTAAAGCACGTCCTTATGTATCACCAGTATTTGGTGCAATAGACCCAAAAGAATTAGTTGAATATGTATTAGATAATAATTTAAATGATGTAACAGTACAAGTGCAATTGCATAAAATAATATGGAATCCAAATATGAGAGGTGTATAATATGATAGATACTAAGAAAATTGAAGGCGCAGTAAGAGATATATTAGAAGCGTTAGGAGATGACCCAAACAGAGCAGGACTAAAAGAGACTCCTAAAAGAGTCGCTAAAATGTATCAAGAAGTATTTGAAGGGATGAATTATACAAACGAAGAAATAGCTGAGATGTTTGATAAATGTTTTTATGATGAGGGAGCAGATGACCTTGTAACTGTATCTAAAATACCAATTTTTAGTTATTGTGAACATCATTTAGCTTTGATGTATAATATGACTGTCAGTGTTGGATATATACCAAACGGTAAAGTTATAGGACTGAGTAAAATTGCTAGAGTGGCAGACATGGTAGCTAAGAGACTACAATTACAAGAACGTATTGGAGAAGATATTGCTGATATACTACAGATGATATTAGATACAGAAGATATAATTGTAGTAGTAGAAGGTGAACATAGTTGTATGACTGCAAGAGGAATTAAATCTCGTGGAGCTAAAACAAGAACTGCAACTATAAGAGGTAGATTTAAAACTAATATTGAATTAAGACAAGAAGCATATGAATTATTTAGATAAAAAATTAAGTGGTCAGTTAGTAAACTGGCCACTTTTTATATACTATATATGTAATTAAAAAGGAGTTGATAACATGAGTTTTGATTTATACTTCGCAGGAGTGAGAGATATTGAAGCTGATGAAGCCATGATGGCAAGAGGAAGTTGTAGATTATATTCTCAACTACGTGATAGGAGTAGAGGAAAATTATGGTTACAACAAGCTAAAGAAAAACCAGGTACAAAAGTATTTGTAGATAGTGGAGCATATAGTGCCTGGTCAAGAGGTAAAAGTATTGATACAGATGAGTATATAAATTATTTAAATGAGAATACCAATGAGTTAACATTGTTTGCTAGTGTAGATAATATACCAGGAGAATTAACAAGGACACCAACACTAAAAGAGAAACAACAATCTCCATTATTATCGTGGGAAAATTATATGTATATGAGAGAGCGAGTAAAAGAACCCGACAAATTATTACCAGTTTTTCATATGGGAGAAGATTTTAAACATCTGAGTAATATGTGTAATACAATATTAGACGGAAAACATATACCATATATAGGGTTAGGAGGAACAGTTGGAATTAGACCAAGCTCAGTAAAAGCAGACTGGTATAAACAATGCTTTAAAGTAATAAAAGAGAGTAATAACCCAAATATAAAAACACATGCTTTTGGAATGACTAGTTTGGATATATTAGAGAATTATCCATTTACAAGTGCTGATAGTACTACCTGGATGATGTTGGCAATTAATGGAAATATTCTTACAAAATATGGTGTTGTAGGATTATCTAATTCTGCTCAACACAGACCTAACCACATATTAAAATTACCAAAAGATGTACAGAAACAAGTGGAAGCACAAATAGCTGAATGTAATTTGACATTAGAAGAATGTGTAGAAAATACTAACTTGAGAACTGTTGTTAATATTCATTATATACAAAACTGGGCAGATAAGTATAAATACAAAGGTAACAATAGGTTTCAAAAGAGATTATTTTAGGAGGTGAGCTGAATGAGTTTTAACTTATATTTAGCGGGAAGTAAAGTAAATACTCAGAATGACATAATAATAAAAAGAGAATGTGATGTACTATTTTCACAAATAAATGACAGGAAAGCTATAATGAAGTTTTTAGAAGTAATGTCCAATAATAAGTTATTTATAGACTCGGGAGCATACAGTGCTTGGAGTAAAAATAAACATATAGACGTAGAAGATTATATAAAGTTTATAAATGATAATACAGACAAATTTACTTTGTTTGCAAGTGTAGATGACATTCCAGGTGAGTTAAAAAGAAAACCTACATTATTAGAGCAACGTGAATCGCCTGAGAAGTCTTGGCATAATTATTTATATATGAGAGAGCAAGTAAGAGACAAAGATAAACTATTACCAGTATTTCATATTGGAGAAGACTTTAGACATTTACAAAATATGTTAGAGGCAACGTTTCATGGGAAACATATTCCATATATAGGACTTGGTGGAACTGTTGGATTGGCCAGCTCAGTAAAAGAAGATTGGTATAAACAATGTTTTAAGATTATACAACAAAGTAAGAATCCAAAAGTAAAAGTTCATGCGTTTGGGATGACTAACTTAGACATATTAGAAAATTATCCCTTTGAGAGTGCAGACAGCACAACGTGGTTAATGGCTGCAATAAATGGAGAGTTATGTACCAAATATGGTAGAATATGTGTATCATCAAAAGTACAACACAAAGTCAGTCATTATAATAAATTACCACAGTTAGTACAGAGACAAATAGATGAGCAATGCGTTTCATATGGAACATCAATAGAGCAATGTATGGAAAACCAAGAGAGTAGACAATTATACAATATAAATTACTTTAAAGATTGGGCAGATAACTATAAATATAAAGGTAATAACAGATACCAAAAAAGATTATTTTAGGAGGGAAAATTATGAAAGTAAATACAAGTATATTAAAAGATATGTTGAAAGCGGTAAGTAGTTGTAAACCAAGTAAAATATTAGAAATAACTAATTACTATGAGTTAGATTTTAGTGTAGAAGGATTATCATTGAGAGCAACAGACGGCATAAACTTCATAACAATTAATCACCCAACAGAATGTGATGAGAACATGTCAGTTATAGTAAAAGCTGACCAATTTAGTAAATTAATTAATAAAACTACTAAAGATACAGTGACACTTAAATTGACAGATAACTACTTAGAAGTAAAAGGTAATGGTAATTACAAAGTTGAAATAGTTAATGATGAAGTTTATCCAACTTTAGACATAGATACTGATAAAGAATTTACTGTAACTTATACAACTTTAAGTAATGCAATAACTAGTGGCGCTAAAGCTAAGAGTAATGTACCAACAGATGGTGTATTATTTAGTTACTTAGTAAGAGATAGTGAGATAGTTACTGCCGATGCAATAAAAGTATATAGTACTGAGTTAGACGGTAAAGATTTAGAAGAAATAGAATTATTAATACCTCCAACATTAGCAAACTTATTACAATCAATAGATGTTGAGAACATAAAATTTATGGTAGATAAAGATTGCTCAACATTGAGAGCGGTAGGACAAAATATAACTATTACTGGAGCCTTACAAGAGGGAGCAGATGAGTATCCCGATGTATTTCCATTATTGACTAGTAATTATCCTCATACTTGTGAATTAGACGTTAAGCAAGTTTTACAAGCATTAGATAGATTAGATTTATTTATAGGTATATATGATAAAGGTATTATAGATTTAGTATTTAGTGAAACTAATATGGTCATATCAACTTCTAGTAAGTCCCTAGAGGTGATTGAATATACTAAGCCGATAGATTTATCGGAGCCATTTATTATCAGTGTAAATAGCGCTTATATGAAGGACTTATTTAGTGCAGTAGATGAACCTAATGTAACTATAGAATTTGGTACAGAGGAAACACTTAAACTACAAACTAAAGATAGTATAATGTTGTTGGCAACTGCCGATGAAGAATAGGAGGTTTCATATGAAGTTGAATAAAATAGCCAAAATGGTCAGAGCTGAAAAGAGTAATGAGATTGCCCAACAGTTTGTAAATGACTTAATATATACAATAGAGAAGGAGAATGAAAGTGATTATATCCCAACTAGGTCTTATAAACCTAGTGGGATAGCAGGTTGTAAGAGAGGTTTATATTATCAGATGATAGGAGCTCAACCAGATGAACAAAGTAGTGGACTAAATTTAATTGGTATCTGTGAGAGTGGAACTGATAGACATGAGACAATACAAGATTATATACAACAAATGGCAAAATACACTAATAATTGTAAATGGATTAATGTAGCTGAGTATTTACACAGACAAGGAATTACTGACCCTCAGGTGGTATCTCAAGAAGGAAATGAAACTAAGTTATTCAGTAAGAAATATAATATGAGATTTATGTGTGATGGATTAGTGAACTATAAAGGAGAGTACTATATAATAGAGATTAAAACTGAGAGTACACATAAATATAACTCACACGAGGGACCACATCAAGCACATAAACTACAAGCAGCTTGTTATTCTATGTGTATAGGCGTACCAAAAGTAATATTCATCTATGAGAATAGAGATAATTGTAGTAAAAAAGGTTATTTATTCGAAGTACCACAAGAAATGATTGAGAACATAGAAGATACTATACAGTACGTAGATGACTGTGTGAGATTAAATGTAGTGCCACCAAAAGAGCCTAAATGCACGTACTGTAAATATAAAACTATCTGTGCTAAGGAGGATGCTCATGAACTATGGTAAGAAATTCGAGAATAACTTTAAGAAGGGAGTCGGTAAAGAATTAGTGAGATTATATGATACTACTAATGGATATGCAGGAGTAAAGAATCCTTGTGATTTTATCTATTACAGATACCCTTTCCAATATTTGTTTGAGTTAAAAAGTGTAAAAGGTAGTAGATTTGATTTTAGTAATATAACTGACAATCAAAAGGAACAATTGGATTTTTACAGCCATATAAAAGGCTGTAATCCAATGATAGTTGTTGAGTTCAGAGATTATAAAGAAGTATATATGATACCATGGAGTACAATACAAAGAACAATGAAGAATGATAAACAAAGTTTGACTATAACTGATTGTCAAATAATAGTTAATATATCTAGATTACCAGTTGAGTATCAGAGAATAAATTTTAAATTAGATAAAGAGACTTTTAATAGCAGAATATTCTTAATGGCTCAATTGAAGGAGTGTGCTGATAATGAGTAAATTGGATATTATAAAAGAGTTCAATAAACAATGCGGTGATGTAGTTAATACTGCGTTAACTATTAGTGAAAAATATACAAGTACATTGGATGATTGTATATATGAAGTTAAAGAACTACTACAAAATACCTCTACACTGAGTAATGATGACTTGGAGAAATATATAGCACTATTACCAGTGTTGATGTATGAACTAATAGACAAAATGCAAGTATTAGGAGTTAGAGTTGATGCAGCTAAGACTCAAAAGAAAACACGTTTTAACACTGCTTATATGCACAGTGATGAGAGTACAGTGGCAGCTAAAACAAGTGATGCTCAACTAATGGTGGAAGAAGAACAATTTATTGAAGACATATATATAAGAGTATATAAACAATGTGAGAAGAAATTAGATATAGCTGATATGCTACACAGTAGCTTGAAGAAATTAATGAACTTAAGATTAAATGAGTTCAATGTAACAAGAAATAATATGATGGCCAATGGGAGGGATTATTAATGGCAAATAAAAAAGTAAAAGTGAGATTATTTGAAGGTGGTAAAGCTCCACAAAGTAAAAATGGTAATTGGTATGACTGTTATGTACGTACTGCAAGTGTGAATGGTGTAGAACCTACTGGTAATATAATAAGGTTCTCACCTGGAGATATAATAGTAGTCAATTTAGGATTTGCTATGGACATGGGAAAAGGCTACGAGGGATATATATTACCTCGTAGTAGTACCTTTAAACATACTGGCCTACTACTAACTAATAGCATGGGATTAGTAGATGATACGTATTGCGGAGATAATGATGAATGGTTAGCAATGTTTTATAGTACTAGATATGGAGCATTTAAAAAAGGTGATAGATTAGTTCAGATAAGTGTGAAAAAAAGTGTACCAGTAGATATGGATGAAGTTGAGATTTTAGGTAATGAAGACAGGGGAGGCTATGGAACAACTGGTAAATAAAACAAAGTGGGTGGTTAGTAAATCACCCACTTTTTCTATACTATATATGTAAGATAAATAAACTGTAAGGAGTGATAAGTATGAGTAAACCAATGGATTTAGGAATTAAACAAGCTAAAATGACTATGAGTAAAGGAATAGGAGGTCCCTTTGGAGCTGCTATAGTAAATAGTAAAACTGGAGAAATAATTTGTGTAGATAGTAATCATGTATTAGGTAATAATGACCCAACTGCTCATGCTGAGATATGTGCTATAAGAACTGCCTGTAAGATATTAAATACATTCGATTTAACTGGATATACTTTATATGCCACTGGATATCCTTGTCCAATGTGTATGGCTGCAATAATATGGGCTAACTTGGATAAAGTGATATATGCTGGTGATGTAAAAGATGCTGAAGAAATAGGTTTTAGAGATGATTTTATATATGATTTTATAAAAGGAGATTGTAAGAATAGAGAAGTGGTTCCCGTGCAGCATGACCCTAAATCTAGAGACAAAGTAAGAGAACTATACAAAGAATACCAAGAAACTAATAAGGAGATGTATTAATATGAGAGAAATAGATTTAAAAATGGCTGCATTAAATAAAAAATTTGGTGCAGATATAATACAACAAGGAACTGACATAATAGAGGTAGATAAAATACCTTTTAGTTCACCTATGGCAAACTATATGACATATGGAGGAATACCAATTGGAAAAATAACTGAGTTCTTTGGAGGTGAAGGTGGAGGAAAAACAACATCTGCTCTTGATATTTGTGGTAATGCTCAAAAGAAATTCGCTGAGGTGTATAGTAAAAAAGTTGGTGAATTGATACAACAGATAGAACTATTACAACAAACTAATACAAAACAAGCTCAAAAGGAAATTACTAAGTTGAGTACAGAATTAGATAAAGTACAAGAAAAAGGAGAAAAATTAGTACTATATATAGATACAGAACAAACATTGGATACTGAATGGGCTAAGTTACTTGGAGTAGATACAGAGAAGATGATATTAGTAAGACCACAAGAACAGACTGCTGAACAGGTACTACAAATAATAATTGAATTAATATCAACTGGCAATGTAGGTTTATGTGTATTAGACAGTATACCATGTCTAGTTCCTCAACAAATATTTGATGAGAGTATGGAAAAGAAAGCGTATGGTGGTGTATCTCAACCACTGACTGTATTTTGCAGTAAAATTTTACCTCATTTAACAGTAAATCAATGTGCGTTCATAGGAATTAATCAAATACGTGAAGACTTAGGTAGTATGTTCAGCACTATAAGTACACCTGGAGGAAAAGGTTGGAAACATGCTTGTAGTTTAAGAATCAGATTTAGAAAAGATACATTATTAGATGAGAATAATAAAGAGTTGAGTAGTAAAGCTGAAAATCCTGCCGGCAACAGAGTTGGCATGGAAATAATAAAAACTAAAGTATGCAAACCAAATAGAAGATTAGGATATTACACATTAAAATACTTAGAGGGTGTAGATACACTATACGATATGATTAATGTTTGTATGTTTTATAAAATAGTACAACAAGCAGGTTCTTGGTATAGAGTAATAGATGAGCAAGGTAATATAGTATTAGATAAAGAAGAGAATGAACTGAACTTCCAAGGTATGACTAGATTTATTAATTATCTACATGAACATGAAGACGTGGTACATGAGTTATTAACTAGACTAAATGAGGTGATGTTAGATGAGTAATAATGGAAATAAGTGCCAGGAAATTGTTATGAGATATAAAAACGGAGATAAAGAGGCGATAAACGAATTACCACAGTACATAGACAATATGGTATATTCCCTATTAAAACCATATAAATTATACAATGATAGAGATGAGCTGTACCAGGTCGCATGGCAGTGTATAATGAAGTGTGTAGACCATTATGACCCTTCATATGGCACACTATTCACAACTTTTGCATATCCCTCAATAAAAAGAGAATTAAGACAGTACAGAAATAGAATAGACAAACATAATAGATATACTACAGATGGTGAACAAAATATATATAAGATATTATCTATAGATGGATATATACAACTCAAACATCATGGTCATATTAGATACACATCATTAGAGAATTATTTGGAAAGTAAAGAAGATGTAGAGCTTAGTGCTTTAGTACGTGAACTAAAAGAGATTATTAGAGAAGAACTAAAGAACGTGAAGAATGACAAACAACGTGCTATAATAGCAGATTATCTGTGTGGCATAAAAGGTACATACATAGCATATCAGTACAGTGTATCACCTGCGTATGTATCAAGAGTAGTAAAAGATTTTTTTAAAAAAGTTAAAGACCAAGTTAGCGAATAAGGGGTACCTCCTATACTATATATAGGAGGTGTTTTTAATGAGTACGAGAAGTAAAAGTGATGAACAGGAGCAATATGTAGCAAATTACTTAGAAGGAGAAGTGACACCAAATAGTGGAGCAGGTCATACTAAAAAAGGTGATGTGTTAGTTGATAACTTCTATCTAGTGGAATGTAAGACTAAAATGCAACCTGCAACACAGTTCACAATAAAAAAGGAATGGCTGACAAAACTACAACAACAATCATTAGCAATGCATAGACCTTATACTGCATTAGTATTTGACTTTGGAAAAGTAGGGGAAGAATATGCAGTAATACCTTTACAAGATTTAAAAGATTATATTGAGAAATTAAAGGAGGAGTTATAATATGGAAGCATTAGCAACTAAATACAGACCAAGAACATTTAAAGATGTTGTTTGTCAAGATAATATAAAAAAGGTATTAACTAACCAATTGGAAACTGGAGAGATAAAACAAGCGTATTTATTTTGTGGCAGTGCAGGAACTGGAAAAACTACGAGTGCAAGAATATTTGCCAATGATGTAAATGAAGGTAAAGGTAAACCAATAGAGATAGATGGGGCTAGTAATAATGGTGTTGATAATATACGTAGTATAATTGATGATTGTAGGATGAAAAGTTTGGATAGTAAATATAAAGTATATATAATAGATGAAGTTCATATGTTGAGTATAGGAGCATTTAATGCTCTATTAAAAGTATTAGAAGAACCACCAAAAGGAGTTATATTCATACTATGTACTACTGACCCACATAAAATACCTGCAACTATATTGAGTAGACTTCAAAGATTTGACTTTAAACGTATACCTCAGTTTGAGATAGTACAGAGATTGAAATATATACTAAAGGAGGAAGACACATATATAACATATGACATAGAGGCATTGGAGTATATAGCTAAGTTGGCCGACGGTGGAATGAGAGATGCCATAATGAAGTTAGATACAGTTATAGGATATACAAATAATATTACATTACAAGCTGTATTAGATTGTCTAGGTATTACTAATTATGAACATCTATTAAAGATAGTACAAGGTATTATAAATAAACAAGCAGATGAGCCAATACAAATAATAGACAGTATATACAGAGACGGCAAGGACTTAAAACTATTTGTAAAAGATTTAAATAAGTTTGTACTAGACCTATGTAAGCTGAACATAACAAGAAATAAAGAACTAACAATGATACCAACTGACATAATGAGACAGTGTATCCACATAGCAACTAATACTTCAAAATATGACTTAGTAGATATATTAGACGGAGTAAATAACTTATTAGACAAGATAAAATATGAGCAGAATCCTAAAAATTTGATTGAAAGCGAGTTGATTATTTTATGTCTAAAATAATTGGACAAAGTAAATTACAAGCTAAGTTGAATGGTCAACCTATCCCCCACTTTTTTATATTGTGGGGTGATAGAGGAGCTGGAAAGTACTTGATGAGTAAACAAATAGCTAATAATAACCATTACAATTATGTATCAGTGGAGAACAATATAGAAGGTATTAGACAATTAATAGAAGACTGTACTGCTATATCAACACCGACATTATTTTATATAAAGGGAGATGAGTTATCTATACCAGCTCAGAATGCACTTCTTAAATTAGCAGAAGAACCACCTAGTAAGGGATATATAATGATTGGAGTAAGAAACATAGATAACTTATTAGCTACAATACGTAGTAGAGCAAAACTATTAATAATGGACAATTACAGTGTACATGAGTTAAATGACATCTTTGATTTATATGACTTAGGAGAAGTACCTAGAGATATATTATGTAGAGTAGCCACAACACCTGGACAGATATTGGAATATGTTGATAAAGATTTTATTAATATGTATCAATACGCATTAAAGGTATACAACAATATATTGAAGGTCAGTACTGGCAATGCTTTTAAGATATGTAATCCAATAGGATTTAAAGAGAATGATGGCTATCCAGTGGAACTATTTTTAGAACTATTTAAACAAGTAGTAATAGATGAGCAGAAACATAGCAGTTATGTAGATTATAAGATGATAGAGTATACTAGCTCAGCTCTATGGGACTTAAGAATAAGAGGAGCCAATAAACCATTGATATTCGATATTTGGGTATTAAATATTAGAACTTTAAGGGGGAAATAATATGTTACCACTACAAAATGATGCAAGAGCTATTAAAAAATTTGCCAAACAATTCGCAGAGGCATATAAAGATTGTTTTGCCTGGTATAGCGAGGAGAAATATGTTCGTGGATTTGCTACTAGACATTTTGAAACTGTATGTGCTATCAATGAAGATGAGAATGGCATCAAGATAAGTAAGAAAAATAAAAAATTATTTGTAGATGAGTTTAGCAAAATAACATTAAATAATATACTATATATGAAACAAGAACACAATCAAAGGGAAAAACAAGATATCAAGAAACATGGAGTAAAGAGAAAAAAACAAAAGGGAGGAAAATAGTATGATAATATTTAATTTTATGTGTTTAATAATGGCGATGAGTATAGTGATTGATTGGATAACACAAACAATAGGAGATAGAGACATTGACGGTATGAGCGCAATAGTAATTTCAATAGCAATATGGTACTTAGTACAAATAGTAGGAGGAATAAAATTATGTTAGGTTTATTAGACTTACAAACACAAATAAGGGAAGGTAGTTTACTTCCCTTTTATATTTTTACTGGAGAAGAAATAGAGTTACAGAATATCTACTTAAAACAGATGGGCAATGTAATAAGAGTTGATAGAGTGGCAGACATCTATAACAAAATAACTAGTAAATTAATAAGTGGTAAATTTGCAGTATATGTAGTTAGAGATGATATGGATTTTATCAAGAGTGAGAAAACGTGGGGCAGTATAAGTGATAGAATTAGAAATGCAGTATTAGTAATACAAGTTACAACACCAAATAAATGTAAGAAGTTTATAAAAGAATTAAATGATTGTGTAGTAGAATTCAATCATATGACTACAAAGCAATTATTAAATGTGGTCAATATGGACTGTAGTGTGAGCAATAAACAATATTTCATTGAAGCTTGTAATAATGACCTGAATACAATAAATAATTATCTTGATATATTCAAGAGAGCGGGAATAAAAGAGTTGAATAAAAAGATAGTAGATGAGTATATACCAACAAAGGAAGATGTAACTGTATTCCAGTTAGCTGATGCAGTGATGAGAAAAGATGAGCAATTAACATTTAGATTGTTAGACCAATTACTAGAAGATAAGAATAATGTAATGGGTATTATATATGCTATATATTCTCAACTTCATAAATGTGTATTAGTAGAAGGATACAGAGGCGAGAAGAATATAAGCAAAGTAACCGGTATTAATAGTTGGATATGTAATAATATACTACGTGATAACCGTATAGAACCTTCTAAATTACTTACTGCACTACGTTTGGTACAAAAGTATGATAAAGGGATTAAAACTGGTAAATATGATGGTGTAATGGCTTGTTATAGTTTAATTGTAGAAATTTTAAGTTGTTGTTAGTAAAATGTTAAATTTTTCTATACTATATACAAGGAGATGATAGTAATGAAAATAAACAAAGAATTTGAAATTACTACTGACAAGGATAAAAATTATGTGCTAATACAAACTTATAAGACTAAGGTTGGCACATACACAACAAAGGAAAGATATTACCCAACACTAGAAAAAGCGTTGTGTGATTGTTTAAAATTAGGTATACTGCAAACCGAATTAAAGGATTTAAAAACTGTATTAGATACCCTAAATAAACTGGAAAAGGATATTAAAAAGAGTTTAAAGGAGGTAAAGTGGTATGAGAAGAAGATGTAAAAAATGTAACGGTGATGTAGAGTATTGTAAAATGGGTAGAGGTAGCTATAGTTTAATATTTGTTCTAGTAGGTGGATGTATGATGTGGATTCCAATATTAGGTTGGATAGCAGCTCCAATATGTTTTATATTAGCAATATTAATGTTATTTATGCCAACACATTACTTTGTAAGATGTGTTAGATGTGGTGATGTTGAAAACATAACAAAAGAAGAATATGAGGAGGTAATGAGATAATGTTTGCAGAACAAAATTTTAAAGTAACTTTAGTTAACAAAGAAGAGGTAGCACAATTTATAAAGAAGCATGGTGAATTTGCTTGTGTATGTTATGATACACCAAAAGAACAGGCGGAAAAAGTAGGACTACACTGTTTAAAGAGTGGACATTTAAGTGGTAGTAGACATTTATTCTTTGTATTTGAGTTAAATAGAATACCACGTTTTACAATAGACCAGTTAGTAAGACACGAAGTAGGAGTAGTAAAAAATGTACAAAGTTTAAGATATGTGACAAAGAATAGAATTGATGTATATATATCACCCGAAGTAAGAAGGAACCCCCAACTTGTTAAATCTCATTTTTTAAGTGAAGAATATGCAGCAACTTGTTACCAACTAACAATTGATAAAATGAAACAATTAGGGGTTAATAAAGAACGTGCTAACGAGATAGCAAGGACTTTTTTACCAATAGGAATTGCAAGTGCATGTAGTTTTGCAGTAAACATAGAAGGTCTTATACATTTAGCAAATGTAAGATTATGTAATAGAGCTGAATTACCAATACATTATTTAGTACAACAGATGGTAAAAGAAGTAGTTGCAGTTGAGCCAAGATACAAAGAATTATTAGTTCCACAATGTAAAAAATTAGGGTATTGCCCAGAAATGAAAGGGTGTGGAAAATATGAGCCGAAGAAAAAGTAAAAGTGATAGAGAATTAGTGGCAGACTTGACAGACAGAGTTAAATTATTTTGTGATAGTATGTATGACGGTAAAACTAGGGGCTGCAAAGATTGCCCCCTAGCACAATACGACACTGCGGACTGTAGGTTGGCATATATGCAATATATATTAAGTAAAGGAGGGGAAAAGGATGAATAATACAACAGTGGCAAACTTAGCTACTATAGGTGGAATTACAATAGCTACTATAATAGCTGGATTTTCATTCCCAGTAAGTTTGGGAATTATTGGAGCAACAACAATAGGATGTGCATATTTAACATATAAGGAGGGTAAATAATATGCCAAAATTATTTAAATTACTGAAATTTATTTTTCAAGTATTTACAATAATAAATTTACTACTTATGTATGGTGATATATGTTTAGGTGAATATGGTTGGGTCGTAATAAGTGGAGCATGTGCGCTAGTATGTTACTATTTAGCTAGATTACTAGACTCCGTAGAAATAAAATAGTACAAAGGAGGGTAAATAATGGACGAATATTATTACACTAATGAACAAATAGAATGCAGGGTCTTAGCACCCTGCAATATAGCTAGGTTAAAAGAGCATAGACAATGTGAATTCTGCCACCTATGCTTTGACTGTATTGTATATAAAGATAGAAATAAAATTAATTTGTGCCAGTTCTTGGACAATTATTTAAAGGAGGAAAAATAGTATGATACAATTAATGGGATGTTTATTAGGATTAGCAGCAATACTTTGGTTAGTGGTTATGGTTTTATTATGTGTGGAGGATAAAGACGATGATAATTAAAGTGTTAATATTTGGTGTTGTTGGTGAGTTATTATTAGGTCTTATTTATTTTTATATAGTAACAAAGGGAGGTAAATAGTATGGAAATTAAAAAGAAAAACTACCCTAAAGGGGATTTGGTTACTAGTGGAGATATAATTATAGATGGAGATAGTTATTTATTAGTAGGCTGGGATTATGTTAAGCAAAAAGCAATTACAATAGATTTAAGCGAAACTACTAATAATGTAAGAATATATAATAATGGTGACGAAATTAGAACTAAATATAAAAATAATAGAATTATAAAAGCGTGTGATATAGTATTAAGTTTTAATGAATAGTAAAGGGAGGTAAATAGTATGGAATATAAAATAGGTGATTTAGTTAAAATAAGAGAGGACTTACAAGCAGGTGAAAAATATGGAGAGTGTAGTGTTATAGAAGATATGCTGCAATTTAGAGGTTTAGTTGATACTATAGAGTATATAGACCAAGACGGGGATTACCATTTAGCTACTTATAATAACCCTTATGTATGGAATAAAGATATGTTAGAACCGGCACTAACAATAAACCAAGCTAAAATGGATAGATTGGATATATACCAATATATATTAAACAACTTAGAGGAAACTTATAAAAATAAAAATAATGACTATGGTAATAGTGTTGCAGACACATATGAAAAATTTGGTGATTTGTCATTCCTAGTAAGGATTACAGACAAATATAATAGACTATTAACATTGTGCAACCCAAACAACGAACAAAAAGTAAAGGACGAGAAAATAGATGACACTATATTAGACTTAGCAAATTACTGTTTACTATGGTTAGTGGAAAAAGAATATAAAAATAACAGTCCCACATAAAAATGTGGGATTTTTTTTATTTTTTTTCAAAAAACACTTGATTAATTATATAAGTAGATGTATAATTATGTTAATAAAAGATAGATAGAGGGGTTGAGAGGAATGTTAGATATAAAGTTCGACAAAATGGAATTGTTGCACAGTTACCAAAAGCACGGACTTAATAAATCAAAAATATTAGAAGCATTGGAAACTGGCATAAAAGATATAGTAGTAGGTAAACAAAGCAACAAGTTGATATACACAATGAATTATACAACAATAGTAATAGACAAAGATAACAATTTCTTAACTGCTTACAAAACAAGTGAGCAGCAATACAATACTAAAAAAATAAAAAGTTTAAATGGAGGTAAGTAATATGATGAAAAAATTAATGAGTTTAGGATTAGCTGGTATTTTAAGTGCAAGTTTATTAGTTGGATGTAATAGTAATAACAACGATAAAGACGACACAGTAACAATTAAATACGTGGACGACCAAGGTAATGTTAAAAGAGAAAAAGTAACTAAAGAAGAAGCAAAACAAATAGAGCAAAAACAACAACAAACAACAAAAGATAATGGCACAACTAAAAAAGAACAAACTACAAAAGAACAACCTAAAGACGAAGACGAAATGACCGACGACGAAATGCAACAAAAAGGATTAATTAAGAAAAATGGTGGACATTTAGAAGACGAAGCTAAAAAACAAGAAAAAATACATGAACAAGAAGACCAAGAACAACAAGAACAACAAGGTAAATATCCTATTGGATACGACGAAGATGGTACACAAATAAATGATGAAAATGGTAACTATACACCTGAATATGAACAAAAGAAACAAGAAGAATGGAATAGACATGAAAATTATGATGACGATGAAGATTATCCTAATAAGGACGTACATGATAGCTGTATAGACCCTGAAGATACAACTAGTACAGACAACGATGTTGAGGAATCTCCAAGTGAAACAATAGAAAATAATTAAATATCTACTTAGTAAATAGAGCATTATTTCTATACTATATATGTAAGATAAATGAAGAAAATAACGGGAGGTACAATATGTTAAAAGTAAAGAGTAAATTAAAACCAATTAATGGAAAGGTTCAAGCGTTTGTAAAGATGAAAGTAACACCACATCAAGAACCATTAATATCTCAATATGAATTAGTAGCCCTACTAATGGGCTACAGAGATGTAGTCTTAAAGGACTACTCAGACTTCGCAGCAGTACAACATATTAAAGAGGCTGTAGAGGCAATGGAAAAAGAACTAAATAGTAAGGAGGCTAAATAGTGAAATATAAAGTATTAGTTAAGAGTAAAAAAAGTGGTATGAATTGTCTTATATATAAAGCTGCTACATTGAATTACTTAATGACAATATTACAAAGTTTAAGCAATTTAGATACTGATAAATATTATATAGAAATTAAAAATGAGGAGGAGAAATAATATGATTCAAGTAAAAAGAACTAAAAACGGAACTGTAGAAACAAGAGTTAAAGGAGAAGTAAAAGATGTATTGGAGCAATTATTAAATGCCACAATAAGTATAATAATGACATTAGTAGAAAGGGATAATTTAGATAAAGAGCATATAAATGATTTTATAGACGAATTTGCACAACAAGTAAAAAATAATTTAAATAATTAAGGAGGGCTATATATGATTAAAATAACAGTGGATACTAAAAATGGAGTACAAATAGTAAAGGAAGGTGCAATAGTAAGAGGTACATTAAAAGATTTATTATATGAATTAACTGCATTACAATCTTCATTGATTGATAGTATAGTGGAGCAAAATAAAGAAAACTTACAACCAGGTGTTGATGAATTAACTGCTAAGTTTAACATGATAGACACAATAGCACAAACAACAAAAGTAGCTATAGAGAGTAACCATAAATATACTAGTGATACATCAACTACAGTGCAACATATAAAACCACTACAAGAGGAGCCAAAAGAGGAGGCGGAAGAAATAACTGTAAATGATATTATAAAAGGAGGATTAGGTATAGATATGGATAACTTAACATGGGAAATGTATGCAATGAGTGTATTAATAGAAAAATGGTGGCCAGTAATGAATGACCATATAATGAGTAAAGAAGAAATGATTCAACTACGTAAAGAAGCTAAGGACGCAGGAATAGATATGGATGACTTATTAGATGCAATGATAGATAAACAAAGTAAGGAGATGGAATAGTATGGTAAATAAAAAGTTATTAGATGAAATGGTAGATAAATGGTGGCATAGAATGGGTGAAAAGGAAATGACTATAGAAGATTTAGAACAATTTGATGAAGATGCTGACCTAGCAGGAGTACCTGGAATAGTATTATTAGATAAAATAAAAGAAAAATATATGGAGGAGGATTAATATATGATTAAAAGTAAAGATGGAGATATTGTATTAGATGGTAGTAGTGAAGACTTATTAGTAGAAGCTACAAGCATAGTAGTAAGAGTAATACAAGCATTATTAGAGGAAGATTGTATAGAAGCAAACGACGTACCTAAAATTATTAATAATCTTACACAACTAATTAATGAATATACACTACCAAATAAAAGTAGTAAATACAACTAAATAACAACCAAATAGGGTGATTAATAGTACATTAATTGCCCTTTTTTTAATACAAATAGAACAATAAACCTATATAATTAAGTCCTAAATGAGTTTTAATTGTACTAAAATAAGACATAAAATAGGAATTCTTACATTAATAATTGTTACTGATAACTAATATAAATTTGTGATAGGAGGATGGTCTTATGAAAAAAGTATTTGCTAAAAAATATATGGTAGTATTTCAAAGAGAGGAACATGATGAATTTGTAGTATATAATACAAAGAAGGAGTGGGATGAAGGACATACTCACATTCATAGTTACAAACAAGCAATGTATTTAGTTGATTGTATTATCAATAACAAGATACCAAAGAAGGTAAACAAGTACTTTTTAGTTAGCCTAGTAAGATTGAGTAACAGTAAGAAATATAGAGAGCAAATACAAAGGAGAATTGATGGTGAAGTGGAGATAGAACATTACCATAATACTCCAAAACATTTTAGGAAGTAGGTGATATAATGGCGAGAAAAGCAAAACTAACAGGAGATGAGATTGACCAATTATTCTTAGATTATTGTGCTAATATGACTCATAAGCAATTGTGTGATAAGTGGAATATTAGTAACAGTACATTAACAAAGCTAATACACAACGAAGGTTGGGCTGAGAAAAGAAAAGCAACAAAACAACTAGCACTAGATAAGTGCCAAGCAGTATATGTAGATGCCAATAAAGAGTTAGTAGATAGATATTATCAAGCAGGATATAAGCTACTTTGTTTATGGGAACAATCAATGGTAGATAACAGTAGTAGTATATTAGACAAAGAAGGAAAGATATCTCATTTTAAATTAGCTCAGGCAATACAGAATATGGTGGCCATAAAGACATTCTTAGATGAGTGTACTGGTACTATTCCATTTAAAGAAGCAATGGAACTTAAGATGAAGTATGAACAGATGGAATTGAAAAAAGCAATTGCAGGACTTGGTGGTGATGAGAGTGTACAAGATGACTTTGTAGCAATATTAGCTGACTCTTTAAAACGTATCAATGAAGGTGATGAATATGAGCAAGATTAATAAGGTAGTACCTTTTGGATGGAAACCATTTAGTGCAAAACAGATACAAGTACTATCATGGTGGTTAGACCCACGATACAAGAACAACACTGCATTGATATGTGATGGAGCAGTACGTAGTGGTAAGACAGTCTGTATGAGTTTCAGCTACATAAACTGGGCTACAGAGAGATATAATGGAATGAACTTCGCATTATGTGGTAAAACAATTGCCTCTTGTAGAAGAAACGTAGTTCAACCATTAAAGCAGATGTTAATGAGTAGAGGCTATATGGTACATGACAATAGAAGTGAGAACCTATTAACTATTAGCAGAACATGGAAGACTAAGCAAGGTAATATTAGAAAAGCAATAAACTACTTTTATATATTTGGTGGGAAGGATGAGAGTTCACAAGACTTAATACAAGGGATAACATTAGCAGGAGTATTCTTTGATGAAGTAGCATTAATGCCACAGTCTTTTGTCAATCAAGCGACTGCTCGTTGTTCAGTAACTGGAGCTAAGTTTTGGTTCAACTGTAACCCTGATAGTCCTTTCCACTGGTTTAATCAGGAGTGGGTTCAAAAGAGTGCAGAGAGAAATGCCTTACATATACATTTTACAATGGAAGATAATTTAAGTCTAAGTCAAGAAGTCATAGAGAGATATAAATCAATGTACAGTGGAGTATTCTACAAGAGATTTATATTAGGACTGTGGGTAATGGCAGATGGAGTTATATATCCAATGTTTGACCCTGATAGACATGCTAAAGTGTTGAGTCTTAATTGGACGAGAATATTTATTAGCGCTGACTTTGGTATACAGAATGCTACTACCTTTGGAATATTTGGTTACTATGCTCCTACAAAGAGATATCACCAAATAGCAAGTTACTATCATAATGGTAGAAAAGAAGGACAGAAAACTGTTGCTGAGTACGTGACAGATTTAATTGCATTTATACAAGAGAATAATGTAATGCCTGAATACATAACGATTGACCCAAGTGCAGCTCCACTGATAGTAGAAGTAAAGAAGAATAAGTTCTTCCAAAGACATAATATCAAAGTAGTACCAGCTAAGAATAATGTTGAGCTTGGAATTCAACTAGTGAGTTATCTATTAAATCAAGATAGATTTACATTAGACCCAAGCTGTAGAAGTGATATTGAAGAATTTGGTTCATATTGTTGGGATGAAGACAAACTGGACAAAGGCGTGGAGGAAATACTAAAGATGAATGACCATGCTATGGATAAAATACGTTATGCAGTAATGACAGACAGTATTAACTATAGAACATTAGATGACGCACTTAGAGTGCTTTCAGGAAAAGGTGCAATATATTAAAAGGAGGATTAATATGGTAATAAGATACAAAACAAGACCATGCGAGATTGAAGCTATTCAATGGACAGGTAAAAATATAATAGAAATATTAGATTGGGGACAAGGTAATATACTTTGGAATGATGTAGATGATTTATTTATTGATACATTAGAAGGCAGAATGAAAGCAGATATTAATGATTACATAATAAAAGGTTTAAGGGGTGAATTTTACCCTTGTAAACCAGATGTATTTGAAAAGAAATATGAGAAGATTAAATAAGGAGGTAGATAATAATGAGTTTGTATAACAGTATAGATAGAGCCTTAGTAGGATTATACAGTACAGATAGAAGATTCCTAGAAGAACTTCAACAAGTAAAGGCTTACTATGAATTCTATGAAGGCAGACCTGAACAATTAGAAGATGATTTAGAAGATGGAACTGGACAACTATGGCCAGTAAAAGACAGAGATTATAGACCAACAAGAGAGATAAGAAACCTAACAAAGAAACTACTAAAGAAACAAGGAAGATTTATGACCAGTGTACCACCTACTATAGTAGTAAAGAGTGTAGATGGTACTGACCCAACGCTAGTTGATGATAAACGTATTGCCTTTGAGAAAATATTAGATGATGGAAAGTTTTGGAATAAGTTCAGTAAAGCATTTATGGACTGTGTTATAGGTAAACGTGTATTATTAGCATTGATGTTAGATGTAGATGACTATGGCAATCCAATAGACAATGCTCCTATCAAATTTAGATTTTATACAATGCCTGAGTTCTTATATGAGTATGACCCAAACGATTGTGACAAACTGATTAAAGTTCAGATAGCATATCAAGATGAGAGTACAGTGGGTAAACTACAAAACGAACAAAGATGGCATAAATGGATATATGAGATGAGAGGCGAAGAATGTTGGTGTACTTATATGGTAGTAGATGGCACTAACACAATAGCCTATGCAGAAGTACCAAACATATTAAATAGTAGTATTGCAGGCGAGGAACAAGATGAACAACAGATGCAACAAGTAGAAATACGTAGTGAATGGAATACTGGGTTGAGCTGCATACCATGTGCAGTTGTATTTAATGACGGCCTTACAGGAGATATTAGAGGACGTAGTGATGTCAAAGATTTAATGGATATGCAGATAGACTATAATAAAACTGTCAGTGATTATAGAGACAGTTTAAGATTTGCTATGTTTGACCAAACTGCATTCATAGATGCGGATAGTGCTTCTATTGAAGGAATTGTTATTGCTCCAGGGGCAATACTAGATATAAAAACTGATACATCTTTAGGAATGGGTACTGCTACTGGTAGTTATAAACAAGCCTCTGTACAAAAGGTTGGTAGTGAGTTCACCTTCCAAGGAGCAGCCGATGCTTATCTTGAGAGATTGAAAAAAGATATGTATGAATGTATGGAACAACCACTACCTGAGTCATTAGTAAATGTGGCCAGTGGTAAAGCTCTACGTATGTTATATGATGACCTTATTACTCGTTGTGAAGAAAAATGGGCAACATGGGATGAGGCGATTATATGGCTATTAAGATTAATTGAAGAAATAGTATTAAAGAGTGATTTATATCCAGAGGACCCAACTATTAAACAATCTATGCAATATAAAGTGAGTCTAGACCTTGACCATAACTATCCAATACCTGATGATGAAGTTGATACTAAGACAATAGCAATCAAAGAAGTAGAAGCCAATGTACGTAGTAAACAAAGTTATATCAGAGAATTTGGTTCTGCTGAGGAAGCTGATAAAGAGTTTGATGAAATCCTAGATGAGATGGACAAAGTCAACATGACTCAAAATAGTATGGCTGATTTAAATGGCTCAATTAGTAAAAACAACTAATTTTCTATACTATATATGTAGATAAAAAAGTGTAGGAGGTTGATTGATATGAGTAAACAAGGTGGATGGACTAAAGGACGTAGAGGGGAAAAACAATTGAAGTTCAAATGTAAATGTGATAAGTGTGGCAAAGAGTTTTATCCAAGGGAAAAAGAATTAGCTATATTAAAAGGTTGTATTATTATTAGAGGATTTGAATGTAGATGTGGAGCTCAATATGTAACAGTGGTAACTGACAATCAACTACGTAGAGAGATGGCAGAACTACAAGATTTATTAGAGGACTTAAAGAAGATACAATATAGCAATAGATATGAAGTAAAAGAACAACTTAAAATACATGGATTTGTTCCACAAGATATACAAGATAGAGTAAATAAAAAAGAAAAAGATTATATGGACACAATAACAGAACTTAGACGTGATATAGCTGAGAGAGGAAAAGAGTTAAAAGAAAAATATAAAAATTATATAAAATAGTTGTTGTGTAATAACCCTCCATATGATATAATTATATTAAAAGAGATATAATTATTAATGGGGGGTTTTATATATGTTAAATATAGATTATGATGCTATTAAAAAACAAACACAAGAATTATTTGAAAAGGATAAAGGTAATTATATTGAGGGAACTGATATGAAAAAAGTATATAAAGACTGGGAATATCAAGTTATGAGTGATTATTTTGAGGACCTATTTGAAAAATTATTTGAGGCGCCAGTTCATAAACAAATATCTGATGCTCGAAAATATCATTTTGACCATAAACGTCCGCCTCGTATTGATTTTCCACAAGATGGATATTGGTTATATCGTTGGTATAATAATAGTAATGAAATAATATATGTTGGATGTACTGAAAATTTATATAGAAGAACCAAAGACCATATTAGAGATAATACTAAAATAAAAGAAGCTGTGAAATTTGAATGCTTAGACTTAAGTAATATGGTTACTAGTAGAACTGAGTTAGAATGGATAGAAACTTATTTTATAAATAAATTTCATGCTAAATATAATGTAAAAGATAATGCACAAAGTTTTAATCCACCGCCTATAGCAATATATGACCAATTGGAATGGTCTGATATTACTACAAAAGTTAATAACTTAAAACAAGGTAAACATATAATACGAAGTAATAAAATTGGTGATGATGTACATAATTACATACAAAGTCATCCAATAACTGTCCAATTACCATGTACATTGGATGAATTGTATAAGTATGATGATATATATCAATTGGGCTTAGAAATACTGGTAGAAGATTGTGAAAAATTTAATATTAATTTTAAGGAGAGTTAATAAACTCTCCTTTTTTTATACAATAAATTATATAGGAGGTGGAGGTATGGCAAAGACTAAGTTTATTATGGACAAATCAGAAGATGATTTAAATAAAAATCAACGAGAGTATTTAGACACACTAAATGTTCAATTAAAAAATAAATCAAGAGAGCTGACTAATAAACAACAACAACAGATAATACAAGTCTATAAAAAGGCTTATATGGATACAATTAATAGAGGGATAAAAAATGCTTATGGAGATAGTAAGGCAGTAAAGAATTTGACGGCAGCATATAGTCAACAAATATATGATGAGTTACTAAAAGTAGTAATGAAATATAATAGTCAAGCTGCTAAAGATTTATCTGATATAAATAAACAGATGATGCAGCTATTAATGGGAGATGGATATAAACAGATTAAAGAGCAAGTGGATAAATTAGTTGATATCGTTAACGCTGATACTGTAGAGCAATTAATACAAGGAAAAGTATATGAAAAAGGTAAAGGACTAGATAAAACGTTGTGGAATGCTACTAGTAAAAGTGGAGAAAAGATAGAAGATGCAGTAGCTAGTTGTATGGCAGAAGGTATGGGAGCTGCTGAGATGGCTGAGAACTTAAAACAGTTTGCTATGGGTGGCCATCATACATGGAGTAGAAATAAGATAAGAGAAAAACTTGGTAGTGGATATGCTAGAAAATATAGTAGTGGATTAGACTATGAGTCATTAAGATTAGCACGAACTACAATCACACATCAAGCTCAGATAGAGACAATCAATACTAGAAAAGTTAATCCATACATGGGAGGTGTACAGTGGCATAGTAATCATGAGGCAGGTAGAACTTGTGATGCATGTAACGCACTGGATGGCCGTCTATTTATAATAGACAAAGAAGATATACCACTTGACCATCCAAACGGGGCGTGTTGGCTAGAGCCAGTATGGATGATTAATGGTAAGAAAGCAACACCTGAGGACATAGCAAAAGATATGAGAGCATGGGCGAATGGCGAAAAGAATAGTGGTTTAATGAATACAATACCTGAGTATAAAGGACTTGGAGGAACTAAGCAACCAGCTAAAACAATTAAGAAGACAATTAAGAGAGCAGTTAAACAACGTGGTATTTATACTGAGGAAGAGCGTGCAGCTAAATATGTTGAAATGAAACAAACACTACACACAGAATTAAAATCAAGAAATAAACAATATACTGTAGAAGGTGTATTAGATAGATTAAAACAAGCTCCCGAAGAAATACAAGATTTATATTTAACTGTAGGTGAGTTCAAACGTACAACTTCAACTGGCGGTGCTTATTATCAACCTAGTGATAAACAAATTCATATGTCTTTAAGTGATGACAAGAACCTAAGATTGAGATACTTTGAGGAAAAATATAGATATAATGTATTATTCCATGAGTGGGGACATTTAATAGATGACCAAGGTACTCCCGATGAGCCTAGAATGTATAAGTTCTCAGGAGGTAGTGAACCTATGTATGCTAGGATAACATTGAAGAATGCCATTAAACCTACTGGATTAGCACAAGCTTTTGAGCGAGATATGAATAATTGGAAAGCTAAATGGGTAGAAGAAAAATTCCATGGCAAGAAGACTTTAGAAAATACTCCTGCTCCTTTAGTAAATGGTAAGTTCGCTGACTTCTTACATCAAAATGAAGTACATACAATAGCACTACAAGATGCAGCTAGAGGGATGTCGGCAGGGGCAGTGAAGACTAAATGGGGTCATGATGCTAAATACTATACACGTAGACAAGATGGAAATATTACTGCGTATGAGTCAGCTTGTATAGAAGTATCTAGTGAACTATGGGCAGAAATTAGTTCTAGTATGACACAACCAGAGACAAGAAAATTCTTATATGAAAACTTCCCTGAGATGATGAAGTCATATGATAAATTAGTAAAAGATACATTAAAACAATTTAAAAAGTAGTTAGTAAATAGATAAGATTTACTATACTATATATGTAAGGAGTTGATAAAGAATGAGAGAAAAATTACAAAACTATTTAGACAAATTTGAAGAATACTTTCCATTAATGGAGGTAGAAGGATTTACTGAACAAGAGATAATAGACATAATTGATAGATGCATACAGAGCGATAAAACTTATGGTGAAATATTTTATGCAGATGGTAAAAATAAAGATATAATAAAATAAGGAGGGATTTTTATGGTAATACCTGAAGAAGTAAGAGTTGGAAGTGTATTTTATAAAGTGGAGTTAACTGATAGACCAATATCATTTAATGGTAGACAGTGTTTGGGAGTATGTGATAAAGATATCCATACTATACAACTAGACCCAACACTACAAGATGACCAAGGTTTGATGCAAACATTTTACCACGAGTTAGCACACGCAATGATGTTTGAGCGTGGCATAGACTTACAAGCAATGGGACTTAGCTATGATGACTTTGAAAAAGTTATAGACGGTATGGGAATGATGATGCACCAGGTATTACTAGACAACCCCGACCTAACACTAACACCGGAAGAATATGATAAGAAATATCCACCTGAGGAGGAAGAAACTAAATAGATAATAAGACACTCAACATAACAGTTGAGTGTTTTTTATTGCATAATTTTAGTTAATATTTTTCCAATGAATGTAATATATAAATACGACAAGAGGTTCTTGGATATCCTTTAAATCCTCGTATTAAGTATTAATAATGTTTTCTTTGTTTTCTCAAAACACTGTATATAATCGTCGATGGACGTTAAACTGGAGGTAAGTATGGCGAAAAGAAAATTAAGAGAATTTTTAGCAGGACTTGATAATGCAGCTGAGGTAGAATTAGCTATAACAAAAGCCCTAGAAGAGCAGGGATGCAAAGTACTGATAGATGATGGTAAGGACAATAAATATGTACCTAAAAATCGCTTAGATTCTAAGATAGCGGAGTTAGCTGAGGCTAATGATGAGATTGAGTCCTTACAAAAGCAAGTAAAAAATCCTACTGAGGCAGAAAAAGAAGTTGAAGCCTTAAAAGAAAAAATTGCCGGCATGGAGGCGACTGCTAAAAAAGAGAAATTAACAACTGCCATAAATAAAGAGTTAGCTGAGGCTAAACCTAAAGATGTAAACGACTTGATGAAATTCTTAGATATGGAAAAAGTCGTATTAAAAGATGATGGTACTGTTGAAGGATTAACAGACCAGTTAACTGCATTACAAAAGGACAAGGCCTATCTATTTGATAATGCAGAGCCACAACCACAACCCAATAAGGGTTTTTTAAATCTTGGTTCTCCTGGAAAGCCAAGTAATTTAAATGCTTTTGGTAGTAAAACTACTCATGAAGGTGACTTTGGGTCACTATTAGGTAAACAATGTAACGAACAAGCTCAACAAGTTGATAGTAATTATTTCTTTAATAATGATAAATAAATTTAGGAGGTGGCTTATATGCCAAAATTAAAAAGTAAGAAAATATTAGCTCCAGAAAAACAATTTTTAGCATTTCCTGACCACTATGTTAACTTACCTGGTAAAATAGCTTTTGCAGAACTTGCTAAGTTAGCAACTACTGACGTTGCTACTTATGGAGAAAAGAGTGGTAAAGTAATAGCAAGAGGTACTTTAGTTTATATGGATGAAGATGGTAATGTATCAAAACCAACTTTTACTGCTGCCGCTGCTAATGGTACTAAAGCTAATGCAGTATTATTCAACACTATAGACATAGAAGACTATGACGCAGTTACAGACCCTTATGTTAATGCATCAATATTAGTACATGGATTTGTAAGAAAAGATAGATTATTAGGTGATAAAGATGCCATAGAATTTGGTGATTTGATTCACGTGGTAAATAAATAGGAGGTGCTTATAAATGGCAAATGTAAACTTATTCGATTATATAAATGCGAAAGAAATAGCTGCATATGTAAAAGAAAACCCAATAAACAAAGAACCATACTTTGCTGAGACACTTTTCCCTTCAAGAACTAGTATGGGAACTGATATAAGTTGGTTAAAAGGAGCTAATGGACTTCCAGTAGCACTACAACCATCTGAATACGATGTTAAAGCACGTATGAGAGAAAAAGAAGGATTTGAAGCAGTTGCTACTGAAATGGCATTCTTTAGAGAAGCTATGAGAATTGGTGAAAAAGATAGACAACAATTAAATCTATTATTAGCTCACCCTGATAACACAGTGGCACTACCTTTAATAAGAAAAATATTTGATGAAGCGGCTAGATTAATAGAAGGTGCTAGAGTTCAAGCAGAAATAATGCGTTGTCAACTAATGGTTGACGGTAAAATAGATGTTGCTAGTGCAGATGGTAGAGCACGTTATGTATATGATTATGGTATGACAAACTTATACAAAGCTGTCAGAGCTCCATGGGTACCAGCATCTAAAACTATTGGCGACCCAGTTAGAGATTTAATTGATATCTGTGATGATATGGAATTAAAAACTGGTGTAAGACCTTCTAGAGCAGTAATGAATAGAAACACATTTTTAAATATGATAAACTGTGATACAGTTCAAAAGATGATGTATCCAGACGATTCTACAATGCACTACTTTGTTAGTGAACAACAAAAGAAATCATTCATTGAACAAGTAACTGGAATATCAATCTACGTATACAGTAAGAAATTTGGTAAATTAGACCACTCCACTGGATTAGCACATGCTACAGAACAAGTAACATTAATACCTGATAATAAAGTTGTATTAATGCCAAGTGGAAACTTAGGTAATACTGTATATGGTACTACTCCTGAAGCATCTGACTTAATGTCAGGAACAGATGCTCAAGTGGCACAAGCTGCTTATGGTACTACTGTTACTACATTCAAGGAAAAACATCCAGTACAAGTTGTTACTGTTGTATCATGTGTTATGATACCTTCTTTTGAAGCAATAGATAATTGTGCAGTAATAGATGTATCTGCAAAAGGAGAAATAGGCGCATAATTAAATAGCTCATTGTATTCACTTATATATACAGAGTAGGCAAGGCTAACAATACAGCTTAGCCTACTCAATTTTTTTATAGGAGGTGGGTTGCGTGGTAAATATTGACCAACTAAAAGTCTTGATAATGGAAGACCAATATCCTACATTTACAGATGAACAACTAATGGCAATGGCGGTTATGTATGATAATATATATCAATTGGCCTATATATGTTGTTTAGCTAAAGCGAGTGCAGATGAAATCACAATTGGTGCTATAACAATAAAGAACAGTGCTGATATGTGGAACAATATGGCCAAGATGTTTTTAGACCAATACAACAAAGACATAAACGGCGGAAAAGCGACCTCCATAACTGGAAAGGTGCCACGTAGAGTAGATGAGCAATAGACAATCAATACAAGTCGGTGTAATTAAAAAGGTACAGAGTGTCATAAATAATTATGGTTATCAAGTACCGATATATAGGGATATATATGAAGTGGATTCAATGGGATGTAAAGTATTAAAGGAAGAAATGTCTTATATACAAGACTTACAATGTGTAATAGATAACAGCTCCAGTGGCAGAAGTAAAAGTATAACTAATAATGACCAAGGTATTATAAAAGGTTACTCATATGCCACACTATATGCAACATATGTAAAAGATTTTCCATTACAAGAAGATGACTTTATAGTTTATGAAAATGCTTATTACAAAGTACTGGAGATAATTGATGTAGTGCATTATAATCTACTATACCAAGTTTCATTGGAAAGGGTTGATTTAGATGGCTAATACAATAACATTCGATACTAAAGAATTCAATGACAAAATAAAAAACTTTGACAAAACAATGCAGGCTGAGTTAAAGGTAGTAGGTAGTACCATTAGTAAGAATATGCAGACATATGCGAAAGCTAATCACCCTTGGACAAATAGAACTAAGACAGCACAAAATAAATTGAAAGGTGAATATAAAGTAACTGAGAACGACTTAGATATTAGTATTAAGCATGGTGTTTACTATGGTTACTACTTAGAGACACGAGCTGACTTTGATGGTAAATATCAGATATTAGAAAAAGCAAGAGACAGTGAGATAAGTAATTTTAAAGGCATGATACGCAACTTGTTTTAGTGAGGAGGGTTAAAAAATGAGTGCGAGACTTAATATATATAATGTAATAAAAGACGTGTTGAGAACAGTGCCAGTACATGACCGTCCTGCACGTATCACAGAAGATACTGCAATAATAATGAGAACAAGCGCTAACCAAAGTTTTGATAATACCCTTTGTGGATGGGATAACTGGATTATATATATCTATACTCCACATAGCCCTCTACAACTAGATACGTTGAGAAACAAAGTTAGAAAAGCGTTATATATAGCTGGCATTGAAATCACGCACGACATGAGCGATGATATGTATGACCAAGATTTAAGATGTTATGTGTGTTCTATAACTTGTAGAACACCAGTAATTTTTAATTATAATGAATAGGAGGAAAATAAAATGGCTATATTGTATAATATTAAAAAGGCAGTAATAACTGAACTTGACCCAACTACAGGGGCAGCTAAAACTGGAGGAGTTGTGGCTCATATAAAAACTGCTCAAAAGGCAGAATTGGAACCAGTGCTTAGCGAAGGTGAAGAAGATATATTAAGAAATGATGTTAGTATCTTAGCAGTTGTTAGAACAGATGACTTAATTTATGGATATGACATAAAACTAACAGACAATCAATTTGATGACACAATGGCAGGACTTGTAGCTGGTTATAAAGTAGCAGACGGAGATACATCAGGTACTAAAAAATTATCAACTCCAATGATGAGTGAAGGAAACGTAGCAAAACCATTTAAACTAGACTTATATGTTGCTAACTATAGCGGAGACTCAATTGTTAACTACGCTAAAGTAACATTGAATAAATGTACAGGAAAATTCCCTACAATGACTGTAGGAGATGGATTCTTTGCTCCAGAGTTTGAAATAAAAGCTAGAGAAAATACAAAAGCAAAACTACCAATAAAAGAAATAACTTTTGTTGATGAATTACCTGAAGACCCAGCACCAGGAAAATAATATAAGGTATATAGGAGGAGAATACAATGAGTGAATTAAAAGTAATAAGTGCAAGAGAATTTAGAAAAAAGGCAACTAGAATAATAGAAATAGATGGATTTGAACCTGGTGAGAAAATAGCAGTAAGAATTAAACCAGCTAGTCTATTAAATCTTATGATGAGTGGAAAACTTCCAAATAATCTTTTAGGAACAGTAAATGATTTATTTGAACGAACTGAAAAAGATAAACCAATGGAATTATTTGAACAAGATGAAAACAAAATAAAAGATATAATGGAAATAATAGATTTAGTATGTGAACAAAGTTTGGTGGAACCTACGTTTGAAGAAATTAAAGATGTAATAACAGATACTCAGAAAATGCAAATAATGGGTGAAGCACAAGGAAATGTAAATGCTGCCATACCCTCTATTCGAAAGTAGAAGAATATTAAATGTTATTTCTACTGCTAAGACCTTTGGATGTAGACCTAGTGATTTATTAGGTATAGATGAAGATGATGTGTATGGTCGTTACTGTGTAGATGAGGCGGCTACATATCTATACAATATGATGCAGCCTGATAAAGATGGTAAAACTAAAAAACCAATATTTAGAGAAGATATAATAGAAAGTAAAACTAAAAATCCGGGTTTAGATTTACTGATGAGCTAATAAAATTAACAGTAGGACGAAGGTTCTACTGTTTTTTTTAATTATATGAAGGTGGTGAATAATATGGCTGGTGTAGATTTAGGGAGCATTGTTGCTCACCTAAAATTGGAAATGAGTGATTTTAATAGTAACTTAAATAGAGCAGTTGAGCAAGTAAATCAGACACAAAGTAGTTTCAGTGGTTTAAAAGCTACTGGGGAAAGTTTGTCTAGTGTAGGTACTGCTCTTACAGCAGGAGTAACTGCTCCAGTAATGGCCTTAGGAGCAAGTGTTGTTAAAACTCAGATGACATTCGAGCATTCAATGTCAAAAGTAAAAGCGTTATCAGGAGCTACTGGTAGTGACTTAAAATTATTAGAAGACACTGCAAAACAAATGGGTGCATCAACTGTATATAGTGCAAGTGAGGCAGCTGATGCGTTAGGATATATGGCACTGGCGGGTTGGGATGCTCAACAATCGGCAGCAGGTTTACCTGGAGTACTTAATTTGGCGGCAGCATCTGGAATGGATTTAGCACAAGCATCCGATTTGGTAACTGATTATTTAACTGCATTCGGATTAGAGGCTGACCAAGCAGGACGTATGGCAGACGTACTATCTTATGCACAAGCTAACTCAAATACAACAACTGAGATGCTTGGAGAAGCATTTAAGAATTGTGCAGTTAATGCTCACAACGCAGGTATGACACTAGAAGAAACTACTGCAATCTTAAGTAAATTTGCAGATGCAGGTCTTAAAGGTAGTGAAGGTGGTACAGCCTTAAATGCAATCATAAGAGATATGACTCAAAAGATGAAAAATGGAGCAATACAAATAGGTAATACGTCAGTAAAAGTTCAAGACGCTAATGGTAATTTTAGAAGTATGACTGATATTATACGAGATGTAGATAAGGCAACAGAAGGCATGGGAGATGCTCAGAAGACGGCAGCACTTATGACAACATTTACTGCTGACTCAATAAAAGGTATGGGTATATTATGTAATACAGGAGCAGACAGTATTGATAACTTTACAAAGGAACTAGAAAAAAGTAACGGTACTGCAAAGAAAATGTCAGATATGATGAACTCAGATTTAACTGGAGCATTAAAACAATTGAGTAGTGCTTGGGAGGCAGTACAACTTGATATTGGGAATACTACTGGTCCACTATCATTGATAGTAGGTATGCTAACAAAATTACTTCAATCCTTCTTAAACTTACCGGGGCCTATTAAACAAGTCATAGTATCACTGGCACTATTACTTGCAGCCGTGGGGCCTATACTACTTGTTATTGGTAAAGGTATTCAGGCATTTTTAAAAATGAAGCAAGCAATAGGAATATTAAAAGCTGCATTCGGCGCAGCACGAACAGCCTTTTTAATATTTAAATCAGTTATAATGGATACAATTGTACCAGTAATAGTTGATACTGTAATACCTGCATTACAAAGTCTATGGGCAGTATTATTAGCTAATCCAATTGTATTAGTCGTGGCAGCCATAGCGGCTCTTGTAGCTGCTTTTATATGGGCATGGAATAATATTGATGGATTCAAAGAGTTTTGGATTAATCTTTGGGAGAATATAAAAACTATAGCCAGTAATGCTATAGATTCATTAAAAAACTTCTTTACTCAAACTGTACCTCAAATGATAAGTGATATAGGAAATTGGTTCAGTAACTTACCTGAAACTATATGGTTTTGGTTATGTTATGCAGTAGCTTATGCCGTACTATGGGTAGGACAAATGGCACAAAAGGCATATGAAGCTGGTAGTAAATTTGTACAAAATGTCATTACATTTATTCAACAATTACCTGGTAAAGTATGGACATGGCTAGTAAATACTATTAGTCGTGTTGGAAGTTGGGTAGTTCAAATGGCAAGTAGAGCTCAACAAGCAGGTAGTAGATTCTTAAATGGTGTAAGTACATTCATACAACAATTACCAGGTCGTGTATGGTCTTTCCTAGTATCAACAATTTCAAGAGTAATATCTTTTGCGGCAAGTTTTGCTCAAAAGGGTAGAGAAGCTGCACAGAGATTCAAAGATAATATCATAAATGGTATTAGTAGTTTACCTGGAAGAATGGTGACTATAGGAAGTAATATCATACATGGTATTATTACTGGTATTACTAATGCGGCTGGTAATTTATTTAGCACGATGCAAAATATAGCAAGTAGAGCTTTAAATGCAGCAAAAGACGCTTTGGGTATTCATTCTCCATCAACAGTATTTAGAGACATGGTAGGGAAAATGATACCGGCTGGTGTTACTGTTGGTATTGAGGCGAATGCAGGTAAAACTATAAAAGCTATTAAAGATTATGCTAGTAGTCTAGTAGAGACTATAGATACAAATAAATTCCTAGGAAAAGTTAATATGAGTACAGCAGGTATTAATATAAATAGTGAAAACACAGTGGATAGTAATTTATTGTATGCGATAAAAGGTATGGCACAAGCAATGCAAGATAGTAAACAAGAATTCGACTATAAAGAAATGGGAAAAGAATATAAAAAGGCATTACAAGATACTAATACTCCAGTACTTATGGACAAAGTAGTGGTGGGACAAAAGGTAGCTAAGTCAGTACAAGAAACCAATGACTACTACAATGACCAAAAGGAAAGATTTAGAGGTGAGAGAGATTATGTATAATTATTTTAATTTTAATGGAACTCAGATAAATGATTTAGCAATAGTAACTAGTATAGAGAAACCATATATACCTGAAAAATCTATTGATACTATTAATGTATCTAGTAGAGACGGTGAGATATTTGACGGGGCCAAATATGACCCTGTCTCTATCCCTATCTCACTTGCAATAATAGGTGATACTGAGGAAGAATATAAGACTCGTGTTCAATGTCTTCATGATATTCTTAGTACAAAACAAGAAGTTCCAATAAAGTTTTGTGAGAATATCACCATATATGGAATGTTAAAAGGAGCACTTAAAGTAAAGAAAAAGAATAGTATGAGTGGGTATGCTGACATAGAATTAATATGTCATACACCATATAGCTATAGTGATAATGTACAGGCATACAATGCCGAAGATGGTCAACAGACTGTGGTAGTTGAGAACAATGGTGAGTTAGCGACTCTACCATATGTAAGTATAGGCTTTGGAGCAGACGCTCATTTTGCTCAACTTCAAAATAATAAGACTGGAGAAAAAATATTGGTAGGGGATTATCCACAACTACAATTGAGTACCACAAAGAAGGAGCAAACTCTTATATTGCACAACCCATGTGAAAGTGTAGGCACATTAATTCAAAGCGGTGCTAATATTAATTCTGGTCGTGGTACAGGCGGATCATTTACAATTTCTTCTAGCGGTAATAGTTTTATACTTAGTGAATTAGGCAGTAGCACAGAGAAAATAAAAGGAGCGTGTGCACGTATTGCACTAAGTAAAAATCTTGATGATTTTAAAGTAATGGTGAGAATGCAATGTAGGTCAAGTGGTAAAAATGGAGACCCTAACAATGTTTTAAGTGAGCAAGAAAAAGTTAAAGAGACTGTAGTGGAAGGTGGTAAAGTTACTTATTATGAAGTAACTGCCAACGGAGTTAATTACAGAACTCAGCCAAGTACAAAAGGAAAATCTCAAGGAATTATTCCAAAAGGAACAAAATTAACCGATGTAACAATTCAGAATGGATGGGCGAAGATAAAATACAAAACTAAAACCTATTATGTATCAGCAAAATATATAAAGAAACAAGTAAAAGACAATTCTAAAAGTGTTGTAAAGGAATTCACAGTAGCTAATATGTGGTTGACTCCAAGTAAAACACTAACAGGTGGTAGTTGTGTAATATATACGAAACCTAACCCTGGCAGTAAAGTAGAATGTACTATACCGTATGGCACAAAACTTAGAATAATACAAAGAACATATACATATAAACCAAAAGATTCTAATAGTGCATCTCAGACAATAACTTACTACAGAATATATAAACCTTGGAAAGATAAAAATGGTAAGAAACATACTGGTTATATAAATGTAGACAATCTTAAAGGTGCGGCAGCAATGGATAATAGTGTTGATTATAGTGATGACCCTGCATACGCAGACCATAAGACAGGAATAGCTGAGGTATATGGATTCGATATAAACGGTACTCAGATATTCAGATTATATTTAGGCGATATTAATCAATATTTTGAGTATAACCAAGCAGAGGTAAGTATTAGTAAAAAATCTATATTGATAACAAGTAATGATAAGCCAAAGGAAAAAACTGACCAAACTGTTGATAATAACGGTAAAATTGTTACTAATCATTATATGAGTGGTAAACACGGTAGTTGGAATGATGCCAACGCTTACTTTACATTAACTAGGAAGAAAACTGGTAAAAACTATGTGTATAGTGCTCAAGTACAAAAGAATGATGATGGAACATTTACTCAGTCTGTATCAGCTAATAACAAGCGTAGTAGTGAGTACTCTACAGAACCATTAAGTTACTTAGCGATATACATTGGAACTATGGCAGATAAATTAGAGAATGCTTGTGGAGTAGGTATTAGTGATATAAAAGTATATGAATTGAATCCTGAGAGTGAAGAAATTTCTAATATAAAATACTTTGAAGCTGGAGATAAAGTAGACTTGGATTTTGAAAATGGTGATTGTTATGTTAATAATGAGTTGAGAAATGATTTAGTGGACATTGGTAGTTCATATTTTACTGTAGATGAAGGTGAAACAACATTACAAGTAGTTAGCGATGATACATCTGCAAGTCTAGGTGTATTAATAAGAGAAAAATGGTTAGGAGTAGTAGATGAAGATAGAAGTACTCCAGCTGAGAATTTAAATTTAACTAGTGAATAGGAGGTATTTAAATGATTAAAAACTTATATATATTTGACAATACGAAAAAACTATTAAAACTAATAAATACCACAAATACCAATAGCATAAAAGTATATGATGACACTTATACTAGTGAACTTATAACGGGGGCGGAGACTTATACTGCCTCCTTTAAAGTAAGTTATCAAGACCAACCAATATTTTTAGAAGGTAACTATATTGGATTTTATTGGCAAGATAATTTTAAACTTATGCAGATTAAGAAAACCACTAGTATTGAGCACATAGATGATGTGACTATTACAGTTTATGCAGAGTTTATTGGTATTGAATTGTATAATAGTTATGTGGATAAATTTGTGGCAGACGGAAATGCGACAAAATTATTGGAAACTATACTAATGGATACTAACTATAAAGTTGGCTATGTAAGTCCTTCATTAGATGAGGAAGCCTTTAGAGTAGAGACTACAGAAGTTACTAGTGTATATTCAGTCATACAGAATGCGACTTCAATATTATATGAATGCGAATGGCAATTCAGAACAGTTCCAGTAGACATAAAAAGAGGTAAATTTAACTTCTTTGTAGACTGCTTTGCGAATGGTGAGCGTGGTACTAAGAGATACAAACGATTTGAGAGTGATAGAAATAGTTATGGTATGAAACGTACTGGAGATATTACAAACTTCTGCAGTGGTATTATACCAGTAGGAAAGAATGGTCTTACTATTAGTGATGTGAAGTGGGAAAAAGAACAAGGCGACCCAACCGACAAACCTCTTGGTCAGAACTATATATTTGATGAAAAAGCACATGAAATGCTGAATAATGGTGGTAAATATGTATTGATGAAATATAAAAGTGATGCAGAAGATATATATACATTAATTCATGAAGGGTATGCAAAATTAAAAGAACTAAATAAAACTAAATTCAGTTATGAGATACCAGTATATATGACTGAGCAAGATTATGAGGAAATTGATATTGGTGATACTAACTATGTTGTTAGTAGAAAATTTAATCCTCCAGTTCAGTTAGAAGCACGTATTACAAAATTTGAAATCAGTTTTACTGACAGAACTAAAAACAGTATAACTTTAGGAAACTACAAACAAATACGTAGTAAGATGAAGTCTTTGAATAAAGATGACATTGTCAATGATGTTGTAGATATAATTAAGAAACACGGAAAATTGACTGCTAGTGATTTACTTGCTATTAGAAATTATCTAAATCAACTAGGCATTGATAAAAAATTAATAGACAAACTTATTAAACAATATACAGACAAAGTAGTGCCTGACCCTATAAAACCTGGTGATGACTCAGACAAAATAAGTGAAGATACAGAGGATTATAGAAGTATAAACATAAAGAAAATCGATAATGGACTTTGGATAGGTGATAGTAGAATTCATGACTGTATTAAATATAAATGTGGAGAAATAAAAGGTAAAACTCCTACTACTCAACCTCAACCAGACAAGAAAGAGGACAGTAGTAAAACTGCAAAACAATACAAAGCAGCCGTAGATTATTATGCAGGATTTGGACTAGGTAAATGGAGTGATAAGTATAGTGATGTTAGGAATATGCGTAGCAAATCCAACCACTGGAAAATATATGCTCCAGTTGAGTATTACAGCAAAAAATTTGGACTTGACCCACAACTAGTTTACGCAATGATATATGCAGAATCTAGTGCCGACCCATACGATGCTACAAAAGACCCAGCGGGTGCGTACGGACTTATGCAATGTGAGAGAGGTACTTATTTTAATAAGAAAATGAAAATTAAATATTTAGATGGCAAAGTTGAATACTTTACACCAAGTTATTCTAATATGAAACCTAAATCTTGTGGCACTAAAAGAATAAACGGTGTAACCGTGGATAAAGCTATATGTAATCAAATAATGGTTGGTTGTAACGAAATGAGAGCTAGACTTGAAGACTACCATTTTAATATATTTGCTGCTTTGTGTGGTTATAACTTTGGTATAGGTGGATTCCAATGGGTGGTTATGCACTACATAAAGGATAGATACAAACTTAATATAGTTGTAACTAATAATGGAAAAAGTGCCTTACTATACAAACAATCCGCAGCAGTTAAAAAGAAATACTGGGAAGTAATAGACACAATGCAAGCACCTTGGAAAAATTATAGACAAAAATATAAACAAGTTACTGGATGGGGTACTCCTACTAATATAGAATGTTATTTAAGATGGTACAAAGTAGTAGACGGTCAATTGCCATACTGCATTGATAATAAAGGTAAGAAAAGAGGTTATGGAGCAGTAAAACCAGGTACATCAAATAAAAGTGCAGAAGCTACGGCTGTATCTACAGAAGCTGCAATGACTAGAGCAACAAGTGTTAAAAATGCCCCTACATGGAAAATAGATGGTAATACTACAAATACAAAAGGGGTTGCTGAGAATGTAAGAAAGAAAATAGTAAATAAAGCTAGGGAAATTTGTGAATTACATCAAAAGTATAAAAAAGCTACATATTATGCAGGAGCTTGTATTTATGATGATAGTAAAAGACATAGAGTAAGTGGAACTATCCACGGTATTAAAAACCCATACTGCTACGTATGTAGTTCACTTAGTAGTTGTGCTTACCTATACGCAGGACTTAGAAGTGTAACTGCAAAATACGGTGGAGCCAATTGTGCCTACGGTACTTTAGTAAAAAGTGCTACAAAATATAGTGGATATACATTAAAGAAACTAACAAGTAAAACAATTGATGAATTACTACCTGGAGACTTAATCATGTTGAGTAATGCCACAGTTCCTTCAAATGTAACTGTCGCTTGGGCATCAAAATCAGGTGGGAATAGTAAATATGCCACTGGCGGTACTCACCACGTAGTTGTGTATTGTGGAAAAGTAAGTGGTAAACGTATGATAGCCCATGCTAGTGGTGGTTATAAATGGCCGAGAGCTATAAGATATGAAGATATGAGTATTACATATAGTTCACGTGGTAGTATGTCTCATTGGTATACACACGGTATAATACTTAGACCTTGGGATTTAGCGAGAGCAGACAAAGAGGCGAAAGTAAAAAACCAATCAGCTACAAAACCAACACCACCAAAAGACATAGTAGACGACCCAGATGGGGCAACTTATGAAGTTACATTTAAAGGTCTTAACAGTGCAGCTCCTAAAGACTTTGTAGAAGGTGGAAAACTTATTACTGATATTACAGTAAATGGAGTTACAGACAAAACACCATACCCTAAAACTGTCAGTCATGTCATGTTAGCTTTCGGGGTTCCTGCACTTGGAGATAATGTTGATAACGTTGTGGAAGACTATCAATCTCTTATAAAAGCACTATTGAAGAAATATCCAAAGAAACCTATATTTGTATGTGAAGAACCACGTTTGAGAAGTTCTCAATCAGGTAACTATGAAAAAATGAATGCAGCGATAGATTCTCTTAATAATATGATGTTAGACTACTGCAACAAGACAAGATACGTTATATTTTTAAGAAAACCAAAAGATATGTGCGACACAACAGATAAACATTATTGGCTTAGCAGTCTGACTACCGACGGCTATAGAATGAAGGACAAGGCATCTACTCAGACTTACTACAAAGAATATAAGAAAAAGATATTATACTTTGGTGAAGGAGCAGAATGGGAAAGTGATAGTGCTACAAGTAATAAAATGTTAGATAGTCAAAGAGTATACAGTTATAATAAACCGTTAAAGAAATTACAATTCAGAGTGCCTGCTACTTCATCAACAAACTACAATGATAGTTATTATGCACGTATTGTATTCACTACTGCAAAAGGATTCAAGCTAATACAACCTGGCACAGTATACCTAGAAGGTGTGGACTGTAAGAATGGAGTACTATTACCTAAAGTAGGTACTACTTATATTGTATCTGTGTATTATAATCCCGACACTACAATAAGTGACAAGCCGTATTTAGGAAGTGTTGGAGCTAAGAAAAAAGGCACTAATTATGCACAACCACTTTTTAAATATTCCTCAGACCTAGTTAAAATCGCCAACAGTTACTATAATAATAATAGTAAGTTCAAGTATAATTCGACTACACCTTGTGACTTCAAGAATCCAGCTGAGAATATCAGTAAATGGAAGGTGAACAATAAGTACCAAATAGATGATAGTTGTTTTCTTAATTATGTATTAACTGGATGGACTTATGAAAAATCTCCATATGGAAATGAGAAAAAAGCTGATAATAATAGAAATAATAGTATTAGTTGGGCGATACCAAGTACTAGAAATGAAGCTAATATAGGAAAATATTTTGTACAGAAAAACTGGGTAGTAGATGTGGCTGATTTAACAACATTTAAGAATTTAGCAATCGGTGATATTATATTTATGGACGCTGACAGTAAGAATAATGGTGAGTTTATGGCCATATCTCATACAGCTATAGTAGTTGAAAAAGACAAAGATGGCGATTATGTGGCACTTGAATGTACAAATGGATTGACAAATGGTGTATTCAGAAAAGTAAAAGTAAAAAGTTTATCAAGTAAAAATATATTATTTGTCGGTAGATTTATGATTGGATAGGAGGGATTAATATGATGGATGATGGACGAGAACACGTTGATAGACCGATATATGATGATGACGGTGAGATGATTATATGGCCAACATTAGATGAAGATATGGAAGAATTTGCAGAGGAATCAGAAGTAGCTACTGTAGCTGCTTCTGACGATACTACAGAAGATGATACGTATTATGAAGTACCTGACACTGTAGAAGATGACCAGGATAGAATTGATGTACAAGTTGAGAGTATAGAGGATGAAGAATGTGAGGACGCCAAAATAGGAGATATACAACAGGCTAATGAAGATTATAATACATCTATAGATACAATTATTAATATTTTAACTCAAGCACTAAGTACAGAAGAAATTACAGAGGAAATGAGTGCAGAACTTCAAGATGCTGCTAATAATATGGAAACTGCAAAACAGACAATAGTGGATTTGTGTGATAATCCCGATGCTACGAAATCTATTACAGATATAGAAGAACTAAAAAATAATATGGTTAGTGCGAATATTGATGAGATAATAGATATACTTACAGAGGATGGAACTAAGCCGTGGTTGTACAAAGACGATAACAACAATGTACTTATGGACGGAACAAATATCCCACAAGTAACTGCCGTAGTTAGGAAATTAAATCTTATCGCAACAGACTGTGAAGATGAATCCAGTATTCAACTAGCACCTGATTTTATAAAATTAGTAAGTAGTTCGGATATAACGTTAAAAGGTAGTCAAATTAAAATAACTGGAGATACAATCATTGAAGGATTAGTTACTGCAAATAATAATTTTGTAATTAATAGTGATGGTTCTATTAGTTGTAAAAATGCAGATATACAAGGTAGTATCACCGGGGCAACAATAAAGGGTAGTGAGGTTATAGGGACAAGTTTCTCAGTTGAGGGTGAATTAACCGCTGATACAATCACCGCCAATAAAATAAATAACGCACAATATCCAAGCACATTGGATGACGACATACAGATTGAGCTAGACCCTACATACGGTAATGATGAGGCTGAATTAGCAGAAGGCGCGGTGTACCAAACAGTTGCGGGAGTATTAGATGCTTTACCTAAATTTCTAAATGGTAAATGTGTAAGTATATGGATGCGCGGAGATATATCCGAGAATGCAGACTTCCAAAATTACACTAGTGGACAAATAAAATTTTATTTAGACGGTCATACACTATATGGATACATTAGAAACTATATGAGTAGTGCCAAATTATGGGTATACGGTGGTTACCCAGGTAGCGAAGAAGGGAAAATAGGTGTTGTCCACCCCGACACAGGTTGTGCAGTAGCTGGTAGGACTGGTAGTATTATATCGCAAGAGAGTAGCTCACTTAATACGTATAGTATTAAAGTTTATGGCAGTGATAATAAACATAGTAGTGGACAAAGTAGTATTGTAGGGTATATCGGGGATGCCTTTGCATCAATGTATATTAAAAATACTACACTAGTCAACTGCGAAGTAGGGTACAGAGGTAGTGGATGTGCAAGAATACATGATGCAAGTTCAGATGGTGTATGTAGTCAATATGGATTTCAAACTACTAGTGGTGCTTTTATAACTATAGCAAATGCAGCTCACTGTGGTGGCTTAACTGCAAATACCGCCCAAACTCTACCAGGACAAATTATACAACACGCAAAAGCAACATTTGCTGGAGGTAGTCAAACCACAGACCCAGGTAAAGCCCCTACTACATCGACTAAAAAGACTATAACCATAAAATCTAATAGTGGTGATACATATAGAAGTTCAGTATATAACAACTGGAAAAAAGATAATACTTGTAGACAAGGTGATTATGGATACGGTGATTGTAATGGATGTT